CTTGAGAAGGCGTCGGTGATGTCGCATCACGGGTTCCCTTGGATGTGGCCTTCGTTGCCGTCTGCGCTGTCCCATGTGCAGTGCGCGCCGCGGTCGTACACACGCACACGCACGGCCTTCGACGCGGTGGTGCAGCGCACCTGCCATTCGGGCAACGTCTCGTCTTTCGCGCGCGTCGCGAGCGTGAGCCATTCCCCGCCGCGCAGCCCGATCAGCGAGTGCTCGCCGCGGTGCGCGAGCTCGTCGGCCTCGGTCACGCTCTGGAGACGATGGGGTACGGGCGCGGCGGGTTCCGTCGAGGCGACCTTCGGGGCGCGCGCCTTCTTCGCGCGGGTCTTCTTCGCGGGCGGCGCGGCCTCGACGGCGGGCGCCTCGACGGCTTCGGGATCGCGCGTGACCCACACGCCAACGGCGAACGGGAGCACGTCGGCCCACAGCGCTTCGCCCTCGTCGCGGTCGTCGCCTGCCTCGACGGTGCGCCAGATGAACCCCTCGTCGTCGACGCCCATCACCTCGACGGCCACCCCGTCGAGCTCGATGCGGTCGCCAACCCCGGGGCGATCCCACGGCGACGCGAGGCGCCACAGGTCGGCGCTGTCGAGGGTGATGTGGCCCCACTTCACCGCTTGCGTGGCGCCGGGGCGGTCGGAGCGGCGCAGCGTCGGCCCGTCCTTGTCCACCGACTCGACGACCCAATCACGCGTCGCCCCACCGGAGATGCGCTCCACCACGAGATCACCCGCGCGCATGACGCGGTGACCGGGCGCCACGGGGTCGACCGCGGGCACGGGGGGCTCGACGGGCGCGGGCACCGCGGCGGGCGCCAGCGGGAGCGCGAGCTGCCCGCCGCGCGTCTCGCGCGCGAGCTCGGTGCCGCGGGCGTCGGCGAGCACCGCGCGCGCCTCGGTGGCGTTGACGGTGATGTCGAGGCAGAGCCCGTCGGCGAGGGCGCGGCGCAAGAGGCCGATGGCCCCCTCCGCGAAGATGGCGCTGGTGCTCTTCATTGGAGCACCTCGAGGATTCGCGCCGCCGACGCAGCGTGCGCGGGCGACGGCCTGTAGCGCTTCACCACGGCCTCGCGCACGGCGCGGTCGAGGTCGACGCACGTCGCGGGCGCCCCGTCGAGGAGGTCCCGCACCATGCACGCCATGAGCGGCACACGGTCGACGGCGGGCTCCTCGCGCGCCGCGTCGCGCATGGCCTCGGCGAGCGTCACCAGGCGGTCGAGCTCGTCGAGGCGCAGCAGCCGCGCGAGCGTGCCCTGCGTCGTGAGGGCAACCGCGTGCAGGCGCCGCGCGCCACGCTCGCACGGGTGATCGGAGAACGCCGTCGCGAGGGTCGCGGCCAGATACGCGCGCGAGTGTCCATCGACCCGCGCCGCGGGCGCGCTGTGCGCAACGAGCGGGCCGGTGATGTAGCGGCCCATCACGCGCCTCCCTTCGCGCCGTCGGTCGCGTGCTTCGCCACCCACACGTCGGCCTCGTCGGGGTGCACCCCCAGGAGCGCCGCGGCGCGCTCGACGAGCGGCGCCACGGCCCACAGGTGCGCGCCGTGCTTGCGCGCGGTGTTCTCCAGCCGCGTGACGTTGTCGATGGTCGCGATGTGCTGCGCGACCGCGGCCTCGTCGGCGAGCTCGACGCCCTTCGAGGTGACGATGGGCGCGGGCGGCGCGGGCTCGTCGGCCGCGGCCTCGCGCGCCGTCTCTTGCGCGGCGAGGTGCGCGGCGACGACCTTCGCGAAGGCGTTGCCGGGCTTCGCGGCTTCGACGCCGGAGCGCGCCGACCACGAGCGAGCGACGAAGGTCTTGAAGCTCTTCGGGTCGCGCAGCGCCTCCACCTGGGCGCGCGCGCCGACGTACCACGCCACGATCTCGGCGCCCGTCTTGAGCGCCGCGAGGGCGTCGGCGAGGGAGCGCTCATCGACGCCCCACGCGCCCGACAAGATGAGCTGCTGCTCGGTGGCGACGACGCAGTAGCCGTGCTCGCCCATCCAGTCGCCCACGGCCTCGGCGGCGCTCTGCGTCGCGTCGGCCTCGTGCAGCGCCCGCGCGTGCGTCTGCCACGCGGTGTGCACGTCGACGAGGTGCGCGGCGCCCGCGAGGTCGCGCGCGAAGAGGGCGTAGGCGCTCTCGTCGTCGCTGTCGACCGCGGGCGGCGTCACCGCCGCGGCGCGCTCGAAGCTCGGGTCTTCGCGCGTGTCGTACGCACCGGCGACGAGGTCGGGGTACACCGACCGCGCGAGCGCCGTCGCGCAGCGCGCGCGGAGCATCGCCTCGGGGTGCGCGCGGTAGGTGCCGTTCTTCTGCGCGGCCCCGCCGCGCTCGGCCATCTGCATGGTGTAGGACATGCGGCGCGGACGGTCGTCGCCGACGCGCACCGTCTCGTAGATGGCCAGCGCCGCCGTGGTTTCGACGCAGCGGAAGTACTTGCAGACGTCGGCGCGGCGCACGCACGCGGCTTCGATCGCGGCTGCACCCGGGAACACCTTCCCGTGCAGGATGCTGATGGTCCGCGCGCTCGTGGCGGGCTCGAAGCCCATCTCGGCGCCGGTGAGGATCACCGCGAAGGCCTGGTCTTCGGTGGTGACGTCCTTCGCGAAGACCTTCGCGGCGAAGAGGCGCTTGGTGACGCGCTCGAGCACGTCGAGGGATGCGGCGTCGATCACAGCACACCTTCCATCTCGACGGCCGCGTAGCGGACTTCGGGGAGGTGACCGACGACGAGCGACGTGCGCACGAGGCTCACCGAGATGTGCCCCAGGTATTCGCAGTCGTTGCAGACGTGCTTCGCGTCGTGCGAGAGCGCCACGGCCGCGCGGCGCGCGCACTCGTCGCAGAGGGTGCTGTTCTGGTGCGTCGCCCCGCAGGCCGCGCACGTCGGGTCGGTGTGCTGGTCGGTGAGCATCACGCCACCGCCCCTTCCGCAGCACGCTGCGCGAGCGCACCGGCTACCCACTCGGGCGTCGAGATGCCTTCGGCCTCGGCGAGCGCGGCGCACGCGCCCTCGGCGTCGCCGTTCGCGAGGCGTCGCGCGGCCTCGGCGAACTCGCTCCACGACCACGCGTGCGTGTACTTCGCGTCGAGGTCGCGGGCGATGGCGCGCCAGTGCCCAGGCTCCGTCGCGAGAGTCGCGAGCATCGCCGCGGCGTGCGCGCGCGCGCCGACGCACGCGCCGATGATGGCCCACCGCACGAGCGCGAGGGCGTCGGCGGCGCTGAGGTTGATCTGCTGTCCGTTGTTCGTCATGATCGTCGTCCGTCCGCGCCCATCCCCCGGGCGCACGGGTCCCTTCGCGGCGGCGCGTGGTTGGCGCCTGAGCCGTCGCGTTGGGGTTTTCCTGCCACCGACCGCTAAACGTTAGCGGTCGAACCTTCCAAACGTTCACGCTTCGAAGTGTGAACGCCAGTCCGCGGCACGCACTCGCCGAACAGGTCCTCCACGGTGGTGTTGAGCGCCCGCGCGATGCGCAGAGCATTCAGCACCGCCACAGGCGGAACCCCTTGTTCGAGGCGAGAAACGCGCGCCTGCCGCACGTTCGCGGCGTCGGCAAGAGCGTCTTGGCTCCATCCGCGCGCCGTGCGAGCCGCACGGAGACCGTTCTTGTTTCGCTTGGCTCGATCCATGCGAAACGTTTAACCAATAACGGTTAAAGCCGCAACGATTTTGAGTGAGCGCCCGGCTTGACGCGCGCGCTTTCCAATCAAAATTGGATGGAGAGGCCATTAGAATGCTGTCCGTGACGAAGGAAACGACGCCCGACCCGACGCCCGCCGCGCTGGCGTTGGCGAAGTCCCTCGCCGACCTCATGACGGAGCGCTCGTGGTCGCAGGAGGCCCTTGCGGAGCGAAGCGGCGTCTCGCAGGGCACCATCTCGCGCCTCAAGCGCGCGACGATCGCGAAGCCCAAGCTCGCCGACGTGGAGGCCCTCGCGGCCGCGTTTGGCGTGCCCATCTCGCGCCTCACGCGCACGAGCTCGTCGGCGCCGACGCCGCGCGCCACGTCGTCGGGCGCGCTGGAGATCGCGCTCTTTCGCGCGATGCACCCGGACCGCTATCAACCGGCCGTCTTCGACGCGGCCCGCGACGCCGCGCGCGAGGCGGGCGAGCTGCACGCGCGCGACGTCGACAAGCTCGCGAAGGCGATGCTCGACGCGGCCGCGGCGCTCTCTGCCGACGGGCGCCCCATGACGCCCGTGGCGATCCTGGCGCGCGTGCTCTCCGAGGGCGTCTAACGCGCGCTGGCCAGATCGCGCAGCGCCAGCGCGAGCGCGCGCTGCACCCGCCGCGCGTCGGTTGCCGCGCAGCGCATCACGCGCGCGATGTCGGGGCTCGCGTCGGCCGCGGCGGCGTCGAGGTCGTCGGCGAGGATGGCCACGATGACGTTCGCCCGCGCGACGTGGGGCAACGCGTTGTCGTTGGCTGGGGCGTCGGCGCGCGCGTGCACGCCGGTGATGGGCCGCGGCGGGTCGGATTCGCGGTGTGGCATATCGCCATGGTCGCGCCGCGCACCACTGAACGCAAGCACAGTAGCCGCACCCGCCGCATTTCGGCGCAATCGCTGGGTATCCAGCGCGTCAGTACATGAGCGTTCGCGCGGCGCGGGGCGACACGAGGGTCGCCGTCATCACCGCCGCGACGCAGAACCCAAGAGCGGCGATGCCCACCACCGAGGCCGCGCCCACCATGGCGAAGCCCGCGGCGTAGCGCGCCGAGTCGATGACGCGGGCACAGCGCCCCGAGGGGCGTTTGTAGGGGTCGTCCATCTCATCATCCTCCGTAGGCGGCGCGCGCGAGGCGGTCGTCCAGCGCGCCCTCTGGCGCGAGGAACCACGCGGTTTCCTGTCCGAGCTTCCACGCCGCGAGTCGCCCGCTGTCGTGTTTCTGGCGCGTGCGAACGATCCCGTAGGCGGGCCCCGGGCGCCCGGTCGCGGCGCGCGCATCGTCGGCCACGAGGAGCTCCCAGGCGCGCCACCGTTCGGCCTCGGGCACGCGCGCGAGCTGGTCCGCGTACGGCTCCATGCGGGACCACAGGCCACCCGCGCCGCGCGAGAACGCGGTGAAGGCGAGGAGCACCGCCCATGTGCTCGATTCGTCGATGGGGTCGAGGCTCGTGGGGAGCTTGCGGCGGGCGTTCTCGAGGTGACGGCGGAGGTTCGCGAGGCCCACGGCCACCTGGTCCGGCACGCCGCGCTCCCCGCGCCACCCCGAGGGGTCGAGGGTGGCCGGGCGCCCGAGGAGGCGGACCACCAGCGGGGACGGCGCGAGCTTCACCCACGCGTTGTAGTCCGCCTCGGGGTCGAGGGTGAACGGGCGCGTGCGCTCCGTTTGGAAGTACCCCACCTCATCGAAGGGCGCGCGGCGCTTCGGGTCGGTGGCCTCGCCCGTGTTCTCGTCGCGCGTGGCGAAGGCCGTGAACCCGAGGAACACCGCGGCGGGCACACCCGGCCACGCAATGGGCACCTGGCGGCGAAGCTCCGCCCCGAGGGTGCGCTCCCACCGCGAGAGGAGGAGCGGGAGCTTCTCCCGCGCGTAGGCGCGCGGGTTCCCTGTGCGCGCAGACCGCGAGCTCACCACCACCCCGCGGCGATCATCTGCGCGAGCCCGAGGAGGCCCTCGGTTCCCCATCCCACCATTGCCACAACGAAATCACTCATGGTCCGGTCCTCCATCGGTCGAGGCCTCGGGCGACGCATCGCCCTGGCCAGCATCTACAGGTCCGCGCATCGCGGTCTCCGCGAGCGTGAACGCTCCATCGCCACCCGCGCAGATCACCTTCCACCACGCGTGGGCCTTGCCCATGATGGTGGCGGGCGTCGATGGGGCGGCGCACCCCGCGAGCGGCGCGCACGTCACCACGAACACCCCGAGCACACCCACCACGAGGGCCACGCGGCGGAGGTCCTCGAGCGCGGTGTGGTGGTGGGCGGGCGCGGCGGGGCGGCGCATCACGCCCCCGTCCCGAGCGCCAGGGCCACCGTGAGGCACAGCACCGCGAGCCCGCGCGCGCGCGCCGCGAGGTGTGCGAGCTGGCCCACGGGAGGCCCGGCGTGGAGGACGAGGAGGCCCACCACCCCGAGGCCCGTTGCAGCGGTGGCCGTCGCCCCGAGCGCCCGTTGGCCCACGTGCCGGAGGCCCGTGCCCACCCCGAGGATTCCACCGATGCCCACGAGGGTGAGCTCCCCGGGGAGCTTGCCCGCCGCGCAGAGATACGCGAGGGCGATCACGCCCACGATGTCCCCGAGGCGGTCCACGAGCTGGACGGAGACGGGCACACCAGGGCGCGCGGGGGGAGGAGGAGGCGCGGGCGCGAGCTCGGGGCGCTCTGCGAGGGCGTCGAGGGTCGTGAGGAGCGCGTCCGGCTCCACGGGCTTCGAGGCCCACCGCCACCCGTGCTCCTCCGCCACCGACGCCAGGCGCTCGGGTTCCGCGCCCGACACGAGGAGCACCGGCACGCCGCGCCTCACCAGGGCCTCGTGGAGGCGTCGCGGGTCCTCCTCCCCGAGGACAAGGTCCAGCACCACCACCGAGGGGAGCGGGCGACGCGCGAGGAGCGCAAGCGCCGCGGCGACGGTGGGCGCGGTCGTGACGGAGTGGCCCGTCTGGCGGAGCATCTCGCCCGCCGTGACAAGGAAGGCCTCTTCATCGTCGATGAGGAGAACGCGAATCGGGGCGGCGGCGGTGTCCAAGCGAGGCTCCTGGGTTCGGCGTAGGTGAGTCACGGGCGCGTTCCTTCGAGGGGAGACGGCCCGGCGCCACGCGACGCCGGGCCCGTCGGGGTTGGATCAGAGGAGGCGAATGCGCGCCGTCACGTCGTGGGAGATCGCATGGAGCAGCACGCCGGTGATGGTGATGCTGTCGGCGCCGTCGGTGCCCACGGTGTAGGCCACGGCCACGCCTGCGATGTCGCCCGTGGGGTCGAGATCCGAGAGGACGTCCGCGTCGCCCACGGCCACGCTGTTGCCGCTCGCGCCGCGGCGCGCCGCGAAGAGGATGCGCGCGACCTTGCACTCCGCGGCGTCCGTGGAGCTGCGCGACACGAGCTCCACTTCGACCATGGCCAGCTTGTTCACCGCGAGCGTGGGGAGCGAGAGAGCGTACGTGCCATCGTTGGTGGTGCTGCCCTGTCCGCGGGCGGTGGCGTCGGCGAGTCGCGCGAGCTTCGTGAAGTCGCTAGAGCTCATGGTGCCGCGCTGTGAACCGCTGGCCTCCTGGGTGTCGATGCCGTCGGCGTCGATCACGACCGCGCCGCCGCTCTTCGCCTTCGCCTTGACGGCGTCGGACGAAATCTCGACGCCGTTGCCCACGTTCACAGAGAGCGTGGAGCCCGAGAGCGCCAGGCCGTCACCCGCGGTGACGCTCGCGCCCACCGGCGTGACGCTGAACTCCAGCGCGGTGGAATCGAGCGTCGGCGCGGCGTCGTTCGTCATGTAGACGATGGAGTTGGCGTAGCTCGTGCCCTCCTCAACGAAGTAGTACGAGCCCACCGCGATGTCGGCGCTGCTGTTGAAGTTCCCCGCGCGGGTGAGCACGGAGGGGTTGGAGCCGTCGCCCACCGCGGTCACGACGTAGAGGCCCGCGTACTTCTTGCCCGCGCTGGTGAAGCGGAGGCCGATGATGTCGCCCGCCGAGACGGTCACGCCGTCCACGTTGGGAATCGCGCCGTTGCTCGGGGCGGTGAACACGCCGCCCGAATAGTCCGACGATGAGCCCGCCGAGAAGTTGAACCCGAGGTCCGCGGGAGACCCGACGGACACGAGCGCGCGCGCGGTGCCCTTCGGAACGAGGCCCTGAATCAGGCCGTCCACGTAGCTCTTCGGAACGGCGTCGCTGGCGTGCGACGGCGCGCCCACGCGCACGCCGGTGGCGCTGGAGAAGTCCACGACGCTGGAGGCCGCGGCGGCGACGATGGAGGCGATCAGACCCGAGACAGAGCCCTTGAGTGTGCGAACGATTCCCATGTGATGCTCCCGTGAAAATGCCCCGACGCGGGGTCAGAGAGGTGTCGCGATAAGCCGCCCGGTGACGGCCTCGGTGAAGGTGAGGGTGATGACGCCCGTGGAGGTGTTCACGGTCACGGTGATGTCGCCCACCGTGCTCTCGGAGGTGTCCACGCCGTCCACGTAGTAGGTCCCGGCGCTCTGGTAGACGTGGCACACGAGGGAGCCCACCCACCGGCCGGTGGAGCCCGACACGAAGCCCTCGAAGCGAACGCCCGAAGGGAAACTCGCCGGGGTGAAGGTGCGCGACGTGTGCGCGGTGAAGGTCACCGTGGTGGGCGTCGCGGCGGGCGTCGCGGGCTGCCACTTCGAACCGGACCACGTGAGGACCTGCCCCGTCGTGGGGCTGAATACGGTGTCGATGGCGGTCCCGCGGAGCGTGTGCGCGTCGGTGCCTCCGCCCGTCGGTGCCTCGGGCACCCACTCCTCCGCGGTCGCATCCCAGGTGAGCACGTCCCCATCGGAGGGCGCGTCGCTGGAGACCGCGAGGCCGCGCAGATAGCCCGCGTCGGCGAAGTACGCGGGGAGGGAGCCCGGCACGTACGGGCCCGGCGCGGGGTCCGCGGCGCGCCCGCACGCGAGGGCGAAGCCGTTCCCGAGCGCGAGCCACCGCCCGCCCTCGAAGACCAGCGCGAAGAGGTCCGAGGAGGAGGACGGGACCGCGGGCGTTCGAAGCCCCAACCACGACACGAGGTCTGTGGAGGTCCAGAGCCACGGCGCGGCGCTCGAGGTGGCCACCCACGCGCCGTCCTGATACCGGAGCTCGGTGAGGTACGTGGGGAGGAGGTCCCCGGCGGGAGTCTCCGCGGTCCACGTGGTCCCGCTGTTGAGCGAGCGGTAGAGGTTCTGCGAGGAGGAGCCCCCGAGGCGGTACGCCACCACCTCCCCGTCCTCACCCGCCGCGAGGCGCCACGAGGCGGAGATTCCGAGGGTGGACTTGTATGCGAACGCGGCCCCGTCGATGCTGGAGTAGACCTGTCCGCTTTGGGTGATGAACACCCACCGCTCCCCGTCGAAAACCACGTCGCGCCCGTCGGCGCTGCGCGCGGTCCCGCTCACCGAGTAGGCGGACCAGTTTTGCCCGCTGTCGTCCGAGTAGAAGCCCTCGGACGCGGTGAGGAGGAAGCTCCTCCCGCCGTGCGACGCGAGGGCCTTGGGCTCGCTCGGGGAGCTCGGGAAGCTGGCGCCCGACCACGAGCCCGACCCGGACCCGATCGCGCCCACACCCGAGCCATCGTCCACCACGGTGGTGTGGAGCTCGTACCCACCGGACGTGGTGCCCGCGAGCATCCATCGCACGCCGTCCGTGTGGAGCGCGAAGGGCGCGGCCATCCCCGAGGGGACGTTGGTGCGGCGCGTCCACGTCTCGCCCGTCTGCGACACGCGGAGCGCCGTCGTGGGGCCCGTCTCCTCCCCGACGCACGCGAAGCGATAGCAGGCCGCATCGCCGTCCGCGGTGACGGTGTCTACGTCGAAGGCGAGTCGCGTGGGCGCGTTGAAGGTGGCGGGTGAGGTGGCCCACGCGGAGCGCGTCCACGCTCCGAGGTTCGGTCCGCGCAGGAACTCCACCCACTGGCCCGCGAGCGACAGGAGGAAGTTGAAGTAAGGGGCCGGGGGCTTCTGGCCCGCCGCCCACCCTGCCGCCGCGAGCCCCGACGGGGGCTCCACGATGTCACCCGAGGCGGCGGCGGAGGCCCATACGAGCGGACGTGAAGGACGTTGAGCCATTACGCAAGCACCCCTGCGAGGCGTCCACCCGAGGTGCCGCCGGTATCGCTAAACCCGCGCGCGCTGTCCGTCTCGACGCGCTCTCCGCTGGCCATCTCGAAGGCCGTCCCCGAGAGCACGTCCAGCGTGTGGAGCTTCACGCCCGCGGCGCGCGCGCGCTTCAAGAGCGTGTGGAGGAGGAGAGTCCCGAGCGAGGGCGCGGCCACGGGGGAGACCAGCACCGCGGCCGGGAAGAACTCCTCCACGGTGTATCCCGTCGCGCCCATGAGCGCGTCCACCACCGCGAGGAGCTCATTACCCGTGCCCGCGGAGCGGGTGCACTTCACCACCACGAGGAGGACGGCGCGATAGTCCGCGTCGGCGAGCGAGCCGCGCGGCCACACGAGGAGCTCCCCGAGCTGGTCCAGCGCGTGGCCCGTCGCGTCCGCGAGCGTCGCCCCGAGCACGTCCCACAGCGCGTCCTCCACCTCCTGCACCTGGTCAAGGGCCGGGGCGAGGAGCGCCACCACGTCCTCGAGCGCGCGGAACTTGTGCGGGAGGAGCGCGACGCCGGCGGCGCTGTGCTCCGTCTCGTGGGTGTGCTCGGTGACGGCGTCCGCCTCGCTCATACCAGCACCGTGGCCACCGTCACGCGCGACGTGTCGAAGGTGGCGCGCTGGCGGAGGAGGACCGCGAGGTTGACCGCGAAGACCGCGCCCGACGCGAGGCCCACGAAGGCCACCACGTCCTCCACGCCCGCGACGCCCATCACCGTTTCGATGATGCGCGCAATGCGCACGGGGTCACCCGCGAGGAGCGTGTCTCCCCAGGCCACCACCGCGGCCTTCACCGCGGCATCGCCCGCGTAGGTGTCGCGGCGCGCGCCCACCGCGAGGGTGACGTAGACCGCGAGCTCCGTGGGGCGCGTGAACGCGACCGTGCGGGCCACGCCGTCCGCGTCGAGGGTGGTGCCCGAGGTGCTCCCGTACGCGCGGATGCCCGCGGGCTTCGCGGCCCACAGGGCGGCGCGGATGTTCGCGTCGGTGCCACCGAGGACCAGGGCCTCGAAGGCGTGCGGCGGGATACCGTCCACCGTCGCGTCCGTGGGGTTCTCGAACACCACCGCCTGGCGCACCGAGGCGACCGCGGAGAGCGCGGCGGTGATGGCGCCCACGGTGCCCGCGCCAGGGCCTTGAATCTCGCGCTCGCGGCGGAGGCGGAGCGCGGCGTCCGTCTCGACGGCGCGGCCCGGCGTGGCGTCCGCGAGGTTCGTGACGGAGGTCCACCCGGAAACCGGCGTGGCAATGGTTGTGAGCGTGCCCGCGTACGCGAGGAACACGCCCGCCACCTCCGCCTCCGCGGTGACGGTGATTTGCGCCGATGAGCCCGTGCTGTTGACCGCGTCCGCGAGCGTCACCCACCTGTTGGTGGTGTCACCCGCCACGTGGGCCACCGAGCCCGCGGGGATGGTCCGCCCGGCGGCGACGGTGAGGCGAAGGGAGACGGTGCCCTTGGTGGCGGGCGCGCGCGTGGTGCCGGTGATGGCGCAGAGGTCGTCCAGCGCCGAGAACGAAGCGTTGCGCGGGGAGCGAGCGCCGTACACGAGCTCCGCCAGCTCCCAGAGCTCGCGGAGCTTGGTGGCCGTCACCGCGTTGAGGTTGCCCACCACCGACTCCGCGGAGGTGTCCAACGTCGGATCGATGGTCGCGCGCTGCGTCGCGGCGATCTCGTCGGCGATCTCCACCGCGGTCTTCGCGGCGAAGCCCGTGCTCGAGAGGCCCGCCGTCAAGGCGTCACCCGGAAGGCGTCGAGGGAGACGGGCTCATCGTCGAGGGTGCGCGCGTCGAAGGCCACCGAGGCGGCGCGCGTAGTGCGGTCCAACTCGAGGGAGAAGGAGCGGAGCGCGGCCACGCCGGGGCACGTCGCAATCGCGCGTCGGAGGAGTGCCTCCGCGAGCGCGGTGCGCCCTTTCGCGAGGATCACCGACAGGGCGGGAATGCCCACCGCGCGGTCCAAAACGTATTCGCCCTGCCACAGCGACAGGCGGAACCGGAGGCGCTGGCCCACGGCCTCCGCGCCCGGCTCGGTGAGGCGCGCACGCCCGCCCGCGAGGAGCATCCGGCTGGTGAGCGGGTCGAGGGCGAGGTCTCGCACGGGCGGAGCGTGCGCGGGCGCGCGTGCGAGATTCAACGGCGCGCACCCTCGCAACCCATTCACGGAGCGCGAGCTCCGCCGTATCCTCCGCCCCGATGCTCCTTCTCCGTCTGGTCCTCCTCGTGGTGCTCCTCGTGGCGTGCGGCGGCAACGAACCCACCGCGGGCGCGCGCTGCGAAATCGGGCGCTCGCTCCCGTGCGCGTGCCTCAACGGAGGCCAGGGCGCGCAGGAGTGCTCACCGGCCGGCGTCTACGGCGCGTGCCTGTGCCCCTCGGGCGACGCGGGCGCGGACGTGCCCGCCGTGGGTGATGTTCTCGGGCTTGATGTCGCGCCCGTTGATGCCGCGCCCGTCGATGTGGCCAGCGACGCGACGGAGGACGCCGCGCGCGACGCCACCGAGGACCGCGCGCTCACCGATGCGCCCGCAGCTGGTGACGCGGCGGACGTGACCGGGCCCGCGCCGCTGGACCAGCGCCTGGACCACGTGGAGGTGTGGGTGAGCATCGACGGCGCGCCGCTCCGCCCTGTCGATGGGACGTGTGTGCGGTCCCCCTCCCAGGTCTTCGTGAACACGCGCAACATGGTGCGGCTCCAATACGTGTTCGAAGCGGGTACACCGAGCTTGAACGCCTACTGCACCGCGCTCGGGGAGTACGTGAGCGCGCCCGGTGCGACCTTCGACGCGCCCGTTGACTACGTCATCGCGGGCACGCGCCGGTCCAACGTCCACGCGCGCGGCACTACCTCCGCGCTCGCAGGGACGTGCCCTGCTGTGGCGGTGGAGGTCTTCGCGTTCGGGTGCGGCCCGATGTAGCTACGTCGCCTTCGCCTTCGTGGCCGCGGTCGAGGCGAGCGACGGAATGGGACTCACGGGGGCCGCGGCGGTGCCCGTCACCGCGCCGCCCGTGGCGCTCGCGCCCGTGACCACGTGGGTGTGCGCGTTGAACGCCGCGCGCACCGTCGAGAGCCGCGCGTCCACCAGCGCCGCGAGCGCCACGAAGTCCCCGGCCACGCCCCCGAGGTGCACGGTTCCATCGGGGTCAACGACCACAACGACCGCGTCCCCCTGTGCGATCTCCACCGCGCCGTTGGGGCGGAGCGTGATGCGCGCGGCGCCCGCGTCGCTCCCGAGGACCAGCGCGGCGTCCGCGCTGGTGAGCGCGCCGTCCGTGCCCGTAGCGCGCGGCGCGCGAGCGAGCGCGCGCGAGCGCACGTAGAGGCCGGGGAGCGCGACGCAGTTCGCGAGGTGGTGGCGCCGCAAGTCGTCGGGGTCCTGGGGTGCGCCATCGCCCGCGCGCCACGCGCCCGCGGAGCCCTCGAGCGGGAGGAGGAGGACGGTGTCGCCCGGCTGGAGTGCGCCCGCGAGGAACCACGCACCGAGGCGCGGGAACACCACCGGCACCGAGGGCACCACCGGGCACTCCTCCCACACCACGGTCCCGTCGCCCTGGGGGACGGGGAAGTTGAGGAGGGGGAGGACGCTCGCCGTCTGCGTCGCGGCGTCGTAGCTCTCGACGCGGCCGGGTTGCGGCCCTCGGTGTTGGAGCTCGTACCGCTCGAGGTGGGCCACGAGAAGGTCTTGGAGGTCCGGGTCGACGGGGCGCGGTCCGAAGCTCATTGCGGGCGCTCCTTCAACGTGAGGTTGGCGTACCAATCGGAGGAGCGCGTGGAGCCCGTGAACTCCACCTCCTCCACCCGATAGAGGCCAGAGACTACGGCGCTTCGAAGGTCCACCAGGCGCCCCGGCATGAGGTCCGGTTGAATGAGCCCGACGGCCTTCACCGTGCGCGACTTGCCCACCTCGGGGGAGCCCACGAGGCCCGTGTCCGGGGAGAGCACTACCGCCGTGCGTTGCAGCGCGCGCCCCACGGGGAGGAGCTGCAACACGCCGTCTTGAATCGACCACTCGAAGCCCGCGGTGGCGAGCACGCGCGCGAGCTCCGCGGCGGCGGAGCCGTGCACCACGGTCCCCTCCGCGAAGGTCGCGCCCACGCGTCCGAGCTCCGCGCCCTGGAGGGCCTCGGGGAGGTTGCCGCGCCCGATCCCGAGCGCGTCCGCGCACGCGCCCACCACCTCCTCCACGCGCGCCCCGGCGCTGAACGAGCGCGACACGCGCGCCGTCTGCAACGCGTGCTCCCCGTCGCCGCCCGTGACGGTGCAGGCCCAATCCGTCCCCTCGCGCACTACCGTCACCTTCCGGCTGTCGCCGCGAAAGAGCATGGTGAGCCCGCCCACGTAGCCCGCTTCGATCTGAACGAGCGCGCGGCGGAGGCCTCGAAGCTCTGCGCGGTGGGCCTCCGAGAGGTTGTAGACGGTGAACTCGCACGTCCCCGCCCTCGCGCGGAGCGTGCGCTTCACCTTGAACTCCACGTCCA